TGGGAATTGAAAATTTATATTCCTCAGATATTGTAGAGACCTGTTGCCAGGCTGCTCAAGATCTTATAAACCAGTTTTTATGGTTTGACTCAGCTCCCGTAGTAGGAGCGACGTTACAAAATAACGTAGCAACGGTAATGATTTCTAACCCTGCAATATTTAGCACGGGGCAGAGCGTAACCTTGAGTGGATGCGGCTCAACCTTTAACGGGACTTACACTATTACGGGCACCATGCCGTTTACTACAGGTACAACTAATAATTTTCCGTCTATTGCTTTTAATACAAACGCCTATAACTATCCAAACGGATATAGTTTTATCCAATTTACTAAAGTGGCAGCTAACGTTAATTTTTTTAGAATATTGCCTTTTGGCTCGGTTGTGGGCGCAGACCTTAAGACAAACTCCTACGCGACTACGCCTGCTATCCGTGAGGCCTCTATGGTCCTAGCGGTAGATATTTTCCAAGCTCGACAAGTCTCACAAACGGGCGGCGTATCTATAGACGGCTTTAGTCCAAGTCCCTACCGCATGGGTAATAGCATGATTGGAAAAATCCGAGGGCTTATTGCGGGATACATAAACCCTAATGCGATGGTCGGATAATGACCGCGCCTATTACAACTCTTAGAGCCTCACTAGCTGCGGCCCTTACTAATACAAATGTTTGGAATACCTATAGCTTTCCTCCGGCGACTATAACCGCAAATAGCGTAATCGTCTCTCCGGCAGATCCCTACATTACACCGACTAATAACGAGTATGCCACTATCTCGCCTATGGCCTCGTTTCGTATTATTTGTAACGTGCCGCTCTACGATAACCAAGGTAATTTACAGGGTATCGAGGACATGGTCTGCGCCGTCTATGCAAAATTAGCGGCCTCACCTATCGTTATGAATATTGGCCCTGTAAGTGCGCCAAGTGTTTTAACCGTACAAAGCGGTGATTTACTAACTACTGATATAACTATCTCAATACTAACCGAGTGGAGTTAAGCATGAGCCTAACCGAGGAGGAAATCGCCTTTCTTATTAAGATAGGGCAGATTACCGAAGCACCTAAAAAAGAAAACAAATCAAAAGACACACCAACAGATAAGGACGAGGAGTAAAAAATGGCCGTATATATGACCAATGGTGTCGTGGTAACTCTTAACTCTGTAGTACTGAGCGATCACGTCACGAGCGCAACTATTAACCGTGTTTTTGAAGAGCTGGAGGTCACCAGCATGGGCGACTCATCCAGAAAGTACACAAAAGGTTTAGAAACTAGCACCATCACGCTAGACTTTTTAAGCGATACCGCAGCCGCTAACGTAAACGCTACGCTGCAAGCTGCATGGGGTACGACCGTACCTCTTACACTAAAGCAGACAAGCGCAGCCGTTTCAGCGACTAACCCTCTCTATTCGACTACAATTTTGGTAAACAATACGACCGACATTAACGGTGCCGTCGGCGATATTGCCAGCCAATCGATTACGTTCACCTGTAATTCCGTTATTGTAATTACTACTAGCTGATAAAAAGAAAAGGGGCTAACAAATGGCAAGACTCAAAATAACAAGGGCTACGGGCGAGGTTACTGAGCATCAGATAACCCCACGTATCGAGTACGCCTTTGAGCTTTATGCAAAGCAAGGGTTTCACAAGGCCTTTCGTTTAGATGAAAAACAGAGTGACGTTTACTGGCTGGCGCATGAGTGCTTAAGGTCGGCAGGCGTTACGGTGCCTATGTTTGGCGCTGAGTTTCTCGATATGTTAGTTAAGGTCGAGGTACTAGACGACGAGCCTTTAAGCTAGGGCGCGACTCTCTAACTCACCTGGTAGCGCAGCTATCAATAAGGTTAGGGATCGCGCCTCAAGCGGTACTCGAGCTAGATACCGAGATGTTTAAGATGTTAGTAAAGGTATTAAACGAGCAAGCGGAGGAGTCTAAAAATGTCCGTAAACCTGGACGGCGTTAAAGAGACTATCCGCGCGCTGCGTAAAATAGATCCTGAGCTACTAAAAGAAATGAATAAAGAGATTAAAGGCGTGATGATACCTATCCGTGATAAGGCTAGGGACTACGCTCCTACGGCTGCTCCCGGTGGGCTTTACAACTGGGACGATGGGGCTAAAGATAAAAAAATTACCGCGCGTACCTCAGCGTTTAGAGAGTCTACTTTAGGCGGTACTACTCGTCGCCTTTTTCCTTTGTATAACGCGGAGGCTACGCGCAAGGGTATCTATTACTCTCAGGCTCCAAGTAAGCGCAATAGCAGGGGATGGAGCTCTCAGTACATCGTAGCTAATGCCTCAGCTAGTGGAGCTATTTATGAGACCGCGGGACGTAAAAACCCGGGCGGCTCCTCAAAGAGTCGGTCTAATAACCCTCGCGCAGGTGCTAATTTTATTAGCCGTATGGGGCCTTTGTATGGTCCTGACCAAGCCTCTCGCGGTCGCATGATTTATAGAGCTTGGTATGAGGACCAAGGTAAAGCTAAGGCTGCGGTAGTAAGAGCTATTGAAAATACCATAGCCGCTTTCAACCAAGGCCGCTACGACAAGGCCGCATAATGAAGCTACCCGATTTATTTGTTAATGCCGTTACAACCTTTGACGGCAAGGCTTTAGCTAAAGGACAAAAACAGATAGGCGGCTTTGAAAAAAGCGTAAAAAGTTTAGCTAAAGCGTTTGGCGTTACTTTTGGCGCTGCGGCTTTAGCGCAATTTGGTAAAAAATCCGTTAAAGCCTTTGCCGAGGATGAAGCCGCCGCCGTACGTTTAACTAAGGCCGTAGAAAATCTAGGGCTTGGCTTTGAGAATACACGCATAACCCGATTTATAGCCGACCTAGAAAAGTCTGCCGCCGTCGCCGACGATGTTTTAAGGCCTGCGTTTCAGACCCTAATTTCTACGACGGGCTCGTTTACTAAGTCTCAGGATTTATTAAACCTTGCCCTCGAAATCTCGGCAGGTACTGGCATCGATGCCGCCGAGGTTGCTAAAGATCTAAGCCTTGCCTACCTTGGACAAACTAAAGGTATAGCTAAATACAACACGGGGCTATCTAAAACAGAATTAACCGCTGCGGGTTTCTTGACTATCCAAGAAAAACTAACCGAGCAATATAGCGGGCAAAATGCAACTCGTTTAGATACTTACGCGGGTAAGGTATCGGCCGTACAAATCGCTTACGGAAACCTGCAAGAAACCGTAGGCGGCGCTTTAGTCGATGCTTTTGCGCGGCTTGCAGGCGATACAACTACCGAGGATCTAACAGAAAGCGTAGATAACCTTGCCGACTCTTTAGCCGCGGTCGTAGAATTAGTAGGGCAACTAGCTACGCCTTTTGTATTTTTAGCTAAACTCGGTGGCGATTTTGGTATGGCTATTACCAAATTAGGCTACGCCGTAAGCGGCGAGGCTTTTATGGGCGTAGTAGCAAATCGCCAATATGGCGGAGCAGCGGCGGATAAATATAGAGCCATTGAGGAAACGGCTAACGCTAAAGCTCGAGCTAAGGCCGAGGCCGATGCGGCCAGGCGCCAAAAAGAGTTATTAGCTCTACAAAAGAAAAGCGCCATAGCTGAGAAAAATAAACTTTCGTTATCTAAAGCTGCGGCCGTATTTGACTCTAACCGTATCTCTATAGCCGCTGCACTACAGGCCACGTACGACAAAGAGACACGCCTACGCCTAGAGGCGCTTATGGCTATTGAGGATGAAAACGGCACTCTAGCCCTACAGAAAATAGGCGAGCTTGCAGCGTTTCAGAAAAACGCCGACATGGCCAAATTAGCTGGCGTTACTCAAATTAGCGAGGCAACTCTCTCGGCGCTTAACACTCAGCTACTAGCAGAGCTTAAGATTATTAACGATAGCAAGATGGCCGAGAGCGACAAAGAGGCAGCTCGTCAAATTGCATTTGGTAAATATAACGAAGCTATAACTAAGGCGGGCGAGCTTGCAGCTAAAGAAAGTTATAGCGAGCGCGTACAAATACAACTAACCGAAATAGCTCGCCTTGCCTCCCTTAGCAATACTACAAACGCAGCCCTGACCCTTGCCAAGCTGCGCGAGTCCGCCGAGCTAAGCATGATAGATCGCATAGCTAAGGCTCAAGCCGCGGCCGATGCGGCTCGCCTCAAGGCTTTACAAGAGTATCTAAATTTACTTAGCAAGGTAAGCGGCGGCGGTAGCAGCGGTCTTACTAATATCGGTGGCACTAATTTTGTTACAGGTCCCGTAATTTCAACTAAAACTATATTAGATACGGTAGCGGCCACGGCTGCGGCGACCTCAGTATTAGGCCAAGATATAAGCGCTACAGAATTTTACAATAGCCTTACCTCTAGCCAAAAAGAGGATTTAGGCGGCTATAGCCCTACGATGAATTACGGCGCAGGCTATCCGCAGACTTATAATATTAATATTAGTAGCGGCGTTATAGCTCAACCCGACGAATTTGCGACTTTAGTGCAGGATACTATTCAGCGCCTTAACCGCGGTGGAGATCCACTAACTACGGCGGGCGTGCTATGACGGTCCCTACAATAAACGCGGTTATTAATTTTTCTACAGGGCCATCCTTTGCTCAAGCTATGATTTTAGATAGCGGCATTTTAGGTACAAACGTTTTAGCCGATGCGGCCGCTCTTATCGTGGACGTATCTAACGTAGTCGATGGTGTTACAACTATTCGCGGCCGTAATGCTCAGGCCGACGTTTTCCAAACGGGTAATTTAACGCTTCGTATCGTGGACCAAAATGGAGACTTTAACCCTCAAAATGCCGCAGGGCCTTACTATGGATTACTTACGCCTTTACGTAAAGTACAAATAAGCGGCACTTACGCAGGTATCGAGTACCCGATGTTTAGCGGTTTCATTACGAGCTATACAACTACTACGCCTAAAATGGCGACCGATGTAGTTTATACAACTATAACCGCCGTCGATGCTTTTAGACTTTTTCAAAATAGCCAAGTTTCGACGATTACTTTAGCCTCAGCCGGTGACTTACCGGGAGAGCGGGTAAATGCTATCCTCGATGAAATTGCCTGGCCTCCATCCATGCGAGAAATACAATACGGAGACACCATTTTCCAGGCCGACCCTGGTACGGCTCGCACGGCACTACAAGCTCTACAAACGGCCACTATCTCCGAGTACGG